AAGCCTGAAGATGTCAGCCTAATTGATGCTGCATTCCAAGCTGTTGGTCTCCCCACAACGACCATTACTGATAGACAATACACACAGAAAGTTGTTGTCGAATTTGACAAGTTCTATTCTGAGCGTGCGGCTGATATTAAACGTAGTTATGTGGAAGGTTCTCGAGACAGTGACTCAGCAGCAATGGCTGAAGCACGTGAAGACTGGCAGAAATTGCAGGAGTCGAGAGTTAAGAACGGTTACAAGCGTCAGTCAATGTCTGAGTTGTTCCGTGCACCAGCTGAAGCGCGTAAGCGTGAGCGTGGTGTTGTTGGTGGTGTAGAAACCACTAAATCAAATCGTAGGTTTGTCGAGCAAGTAAGCTCAGTTTCTTAAGGAGAAAATGATGGCAAAGTCACCAGCTTGGCAACGTAAAGAAGGTAAGAACCCTGAAGGTGGATTGAACGCCAAAGGACGTGCTTCTTACAACAAAGCAAACCCTGGAAAACCAGGACTCAAAGCACCACAACCTGAAGGTGGTTCGCGCAAAGATTCTTTCTGTGCACGCATGGAAGGAATGAAGAAGAAGTTGACCAGTGAGAAAACGGCTAAAGACCCTGACTCACGAATTAACAAATCACTACGCGCTTGGAAGTGTTAAAAAAACCCCCTAGTTTTAAGGCTAGGGGGTAAATCCAACTTAGGAGACAAAACACACTAACGAGGGCAACTACATTAGTGAGCAGATGATACTGCACTTTCTTCAGTTTGCACAAGTGTTACTGGACCACTGGTGTTTTCTACAGTACCCTCCATGGCTGAGAAGTCAAACGCAAAGCAGGTGCAACTACCAGTTGAGTAGGCTGTACCCCTTCCCATATTGAACTTTTCCTGCCAAGGAATAATCCATCCGTTGTCGGTGGCATACTTAATCATCTCCTTGGGCTCCATGCGGTTCTTGGAACACCAGTCGCCAAAGTCTTTCTTGGCTAGGAATAACTTCCCGATGTACTTGTCCTTACCCTTGGTAGTCTGATTGCCAATGATGCGACGACCCGCAGGGGTTCCAACGATTCTAGAGATTGAATCTTCAGGTCCACGGCTATCTGTACGCAAGTCACGGTACTCAGTTGTCACTATGATGCGGTTGGATAAGTCGCGGATCATGCGGTTCAAAGCGTCAGCAGGTGAAGTCATGTTGCCTGCCACGATTGCCTCAGTCAGGTCGCCCATCAGCATGGTCGTAAACTCAACAAGTTTGTCATAGTCGAATGAGATAACCTGTAAGTCAAGCAGAATCCTGGCAGCCGTTAGAGTTGCAGTCGCATGGCTTCGGAAGAACCTGTACTCACTCTGAGGTAGGATGACAGCCAACTTCGCTTCAGTAGAAGCCCACAGCTTAGCCACGGCCTCTTGGTTTGTAACCACGTACTTGATAAACGCATCGCCTGCACAACCCATGTTGTCCCGCATCTTGTCAATCGCATCGGATACTTCAATGGCGTTCTTAAAGATGGGTACGTTGTACTTGGAGAAGTTGATGGCAATCATACGCACCGCTTCTGCCTGAGTATTGGCATTGTGCGAGGCTAGTTTGGCGTGCATGTCTTCGTTGGCTGTGATACCAACAACGGCTTTCCAAGTGTGCTGTTCAGCGAATCCAACCTTACCGCCACTAGATGTGAGTCGGGCTCGGTCAGTACCTTGGGAGACTGTATACGCAAAACTACTTACTTCAGCCGCATCCATGTCGGTCATCTCGTCAAAGACAACAGGCATGTTTTGGTGAGCACCTACGATGGCCCAACGAGCGTTACGTGTTGCACCATCCTTACCAGCGTAGATCAGCTTATTGGCATCAGCGAGACCATACAGTGCAGCGCGCCACACTGAGGTTTTACCTTTACCAGATGCGCCAGAGTTAACTGCAACCAACGCACCGTTGTAGCTATCCTCACCAAATGGGGTCAGGATAGAGCCATACACATTACAGAATACATACTGTGCGGCTTCACTGCTTTCACGGTTGTATATAAAGTTAACAGCTTCAGCGTAACCTTCAACGGTTCCACGTGGGGCAGGATATGTATTCTTGTAAGTAGCGGCTGCACCACCAACGTAGACTCTACGAATAGAACCATCGGTGTGATACAGGCGATCACCTAGTAGAAACCCTGCCATGTTGTCACGCCAACCAAATGAAGTCAGAGTATCAACTTCCCTCTGCTCAGTCATCAGCTTGGTAATTGAGTCACGAATGTACGCAGTCAGGTGCATAGTTGCGTCCTTATTATTAGAAGGCATCAGTTCGTACTTGGACATGGCCTTGAGTAGATCGGCTGACGAAGCAATAGCGGCTGTGTCAACTTCAAATTCTCTAATGCGTTTGTCAGGTAAGTGCATCCGAATCGTGAATGCAAACGCCCCATCAGCTTTCTTGATACGCTGAATAGGGTAGAACAGTTGGTAGCAGAATGTAAATGGCTGGTTTACACCATCCTTGTCTTTGATAAAACGAATCATCCGATTGTTCTGATACTCGTAAGTTTCAGGCAACGCAGGGACAATGGTTTCCACAACAACTTCTTCTTCTACAACCTCAACTACCTGTTCGACAGGCTCAGGGATAACCCTACCCAATACCATTGGCGTTTTAATTTTGCCTCTGTGGGGGCATCCAGTACAGCCTGCTTCGTTGTTCTTTTCAAAGTGGCTACACTCTGTGGGGTTAGTAGACCAAGTCTCGTAGCGAGTAACAACGTCTGTATTAGAGTGTTTATCAGAACGATTCTCGCTCCACTCATGGGCTAATTCAATGTCTTCAGTACAGTACCGAATAAGTCCAATGACCCCGCGCCACACTTCAAAATTAACATCGCCCTTGGTATCCCGCATGAACCTGACCTGTTGGCAGTGGTCAGCAATCAACCGAGCAGAAGTTTCGTACTGGGGTCCATCGTATGGTGTGATCAAGTCATCATTTAAACCAGGCGCTGATGATTGTTTTGGTACGTGAGCTTGAAGTGCTTTTACGGCGCGTGAGACTGTGGCTGCAAATTCTTGTGGTTCAACAAATGTAGGCTTGTTCTTAACCTTGACTTCACGGACCTCACGTCCAGCTTTGCGATTATGAGTGCCTGCAGGTCGCAGGATAGAAGACAAGTCAGCAGTGCGGGTTGGGTCAGCAAGCAATCCAGCGGCATTGAGTGCGGCTTTAAATTCATTGGCAATTGCTCGCCAACTGTTAGGACCAATGGGTTTAGTCAAAGGCCAATAGCAATGTAGTCCACCGCCTGAATCAACAAGCATGGGTTGAGGGAACTGGTGTGTCTTGCAGAAACCAAGGATTGCTTTAGCGGCTTCTGTTTTATCCAAATAGCCTTTACCTTCAGCGGCCTTGTCTTCACCGCAGTCGATATCAATCCAAAAGGACTTAGCTTTGTCCCAGTTCTGTGCGCCTCGGTATTTGGTTTTGGTTACACCATTTACTTCAGCTTCATAGCTTGCCGCCTTATAGGAACAGCACGCATGGTAGACAATCAGGTTGCTTTGTGCATCATAAGATTCGATGGCTTGCGCCATGAGTTCGAGAGACTCATAGGCTTTGTGTGCAATACCTTCGCGTCCAACACGTCCCAACCCTACGAACTTGAACCCCTCCTCAGGAAGGATCGTTTGCAGGAATTCGAGCGTGTTCATGGACTACACCCCTGTAATGATGCGCTTGTCTTGTGCCTCGGCTCCAATCTTGAGGGTTTTCCCTATATGGGCAACCGCAACATTTAGAAGCTCACTGGCTTGAAGCTGAGTTTCCGCAGACTCCACAATGACGCGTCCAATAAGTTCGGCAAGTCCCAAGATAACTTCACCATGGTTGAATCCTTTATCGTTCAAGGCACCGTTGGCCTCCAACACGACACCGACAACTTTTCGCTGATCTATTTCGTATGACATATGTACTCCAAAAACAAAGGGTGGGGGTACTAACTGCTCGTCCGCAAGCTTAAAAGCCTTTGCACAGCGTTCCCCCCGTTAAATTAGTCGTCGAAGTTCAAGTCATCTAGGTTCAGATCGACAGCGACTTCAGGTTCAACCACTTTGGGCTCAGGCTTTGGCTCAGCTTTGGGCTTAGGCTTGGCTTCAGTTTTAGGCTTCTCAACCACAGCAACAGGCTTGTCCAATGCGGCAACAGTCTCGTCAACTGCAACAACACCAGTACCCAAGATAGACGCAACTACCTCAGTATCTACCACGGCTTTGACTTCATTGTAAGCGGCTTCAGGTAAATAACCCATGGCTTTAAATGTCAGCTTTGGTGTAGCGGCTTCTGCTTCAAATGCAATCTTGGTGACCACTTGAGAGTAGTGCAAGTTGCGTTTTTGCAACGCTGCGGCATATTCACTCAGCGCCTTAATAGATGCAGGCGGAACACGCAACAAGTATGGGTCGTTGATTAACCCAGCGGCTGCGATAGCCAAACGCTTAGAGTCTTGGCACGCCTTACCCTTACCGCCATTGTCGCCAATCTTGCTACCCCACTGATTGTGAGCGCAAGTAGAGCACTGCTTAGACTGTGGGTTCTTGGAGTTGTCTTCGGGCTTAACGCCTTCGTTACTGTAGCAGTCAGGCTTCTGATCTTCGCCACCCTCTTGGTAGCCCTTGGCGTAGTACACCTTAGACACACCTTTGTTGCCTTTGAGCAACACCACCTCAATAGCCGTTGCGGGGCTATCAGGGTCTTTGGGGTTCATCATGGTTGTGCGGTCGCCACCACGCACAATGGCAAATATCTTGCCTTTGATGGAGACTACGGGAAAACCCGTACTAACGGTTGATATCAAATCACCGTTTAAGTTCTCCACATTTTGGTTCTTTAAGTATGCAGGCAGGTTGCCGTCAAATGGAATGATTTCGCTCATGTGTTTTCTCCTGTTAAAAATTATGATCTACGAATGTTAATGGTTCGTTCTACACGCCAGTCAATGCCTGGGGGCAGTGTCTCGTGTTCGTCTTTATATTGCTCAACAGCGGATTGAGCCGCACGTTTCTGCAACATATGCCATGCGTTGTTCTCTTTACAGAACGTCATGAACGCATCGGGGTCTGCAATGGATGCAGTGGCTTTTGTGGATGTATACGCAGTACCAAATTCTGTGCGTACAGAATCCATGCCTGTAGTCTCAAATGTTTTGAGCAAGGCCGCTTCAATTTTGTCTAATACTTCGTCGACTCTGGCTATCTTGCCATCGTACTCAGCTTTCATCTGAGCTTTCTTGTCGCGCACCTCAATGTATTTTGCTACCAACTCTGATATTTTCATGTTTGTCCTAAGGGGGTGTTAGCTTACTCTTATTTTGTGTGTTTGTACTAAGTGTTTTCACTCATCTGATTCAATTCCTTTCATTATTTCAAGTAGTGCACCTTGCAGTTTCTGCTTGGTGCGTAGGCGGGTGTAAATGCGTCTTTCAATATCTGATGCAGCAATGTGAGCAATCACTGTCGTTCTAGTCTGCCCAGGTCGTCGCACTCGTGCGCAAGCCTGTTCGTAGATATCATTGCTGTGGATAGGAGCAAACCAAATGATGTTGGTTGCCGCTGTAAGTGTCAGTCCATGAGACATGGTTGCAGGGTTTGCCACCAGTATCCTAAGGTCTGTACCGTTTTGAAACTCACCAAATATTTGATCTCGTTCGGCTTTGCTTGTGCCACCATGAACTGCCGCCACTGTCCACTCAGTTGACAACTCTTGCATCAGATGTTCTAGAACTCCAGTTAACGGAACAAACACGATGACCTTGCCTTCTGAGCCTTCGATCAACTCTTTAAGTACATCAATGCGTGGCTTGTTTGGAATGTAGATGTGCTCGCCGTCTTTACCATAGGCAACTCCACAAGCAATTTGAACAAGCTTGTTGGCCTTAACCGCCTCGTTGACAGCAAGGACCTCACCGCCTTCGTATTCAGTTATCAGTTTCTCAAGCATGCCTTTGTATGCAGACTTCTGCTCATCGGTCATCTCAGCATCACGGTTGATAAATGTCTGCTCGGGCAAATCGATACAGTCATCCAAGGCAAACCGAACTGCGGGTTGCATGATCTTCTTAACAGTATCTACTGCATCAACACGTGGTATCCACTTGAACTGTGTGATCTGCTTCATGACTGAGTCGCGGAACTGACCAAAGTATTTGGGTACGTCAGGGTTGGTTGGACATACGATTCGGCATTGTGCCCATGCGTCTGTAGGTTCGTGTGGTGTGGGTGCACCAGTCAAAGCCCATATACGTCTGTGCGTCTGCTTATTACATATGCTGTTTAGAATCTTCCATCGCTCTGTACTGGCATTTCGGAACATCGCAATCTCATCGACAATAATCAAGTTAATGTCGGGGCGCTTGGCTAACTCGTCTTGAATCGTTCTAATACCATCGGTATTGATAATGTAAATATCAGAGGGTTGAGCCAATAACTTCTTGCGTCTTTCTCGTGAGCCATACACAACTGTGGCATCTAAGTGTGGGAACGTCTTGAATATCTCGTCCGCCCAAGTGCGCTCCATTGTAGATAGTGGACAGATAACCAATGCACGTGTGATGAGCTTAGCATCACGCATGTAGTCAAATGCCCATAGTGACGTAACTGTTTTACCCAAGCCCATGCTGTTCAAACAGAACGCACGTTCATTCATGGATAGAAAGTTCGCAGTCTCGATCTGTGCCGCAAAAGGTTTGAAACGACCAGGCCACTTATAGTAATAAGTCATCGGGTCAGGCGGGTTAAAGCCTAAGTTTCTCAGCACCTTAACTTCATCAGGTCTGTGTGGAACAGCCACTAGTGTCTGCCCATTGTGCGTTACCAACTTTGCGGTTGGTATCGGTATTGTCACTCTCGTTGGATGTTTTAACTTGAGGATCAACGCCCTCTTATCTTGTCTGACTAGCATCTATTTTCCGTATGCGCTTCCATTGCTTCCTCTCCAGCCACGGTTCTTTTCTTTATCTACGACACGAAGGTTTGACTTATCGTTTGTGCCCTTGCTATCAAGCATCTTCTTGTGGTCAACATCTTTGCCGTCGCCCTTTTTAACTTTGCCATCACGTGCCATTTCTGCTCGTGCTTTGTTACGCATCTCGCGTTTGTCTACTTGCTCGGGACGTGCGTTGTACGCCTTGTCATAAGCCGCTTTAGTTGGTCCGCCTTTGTTCATCTTTCACCTCCAAAAAATCAATAAGTTGTTGAACATCATCCACCACGATAGACCATCCACCGTGGGCAAAGATAGCTTCTAATGTACGATCTTGGTTTGCAGTTGTACATCCCCTCTTCCCTGGAGCCTTGGTCTCTACACCAATAAACTGTCCACGATCGCAACAGATAAAGTCAGGGATGCCTACTACGCCCATACCGTTTTGCATGGGCATGAAGAACCAAATGTTGCGCTTCTTTAGTTCTTTCTTAACGGCCTCTTTAACTTTACCTTCAGGAGTCATCGCTTATCCTTGTAGAACTCACACGTTTTAACTGGACACCATCCTTTGCACAGCCCTGAGGGTCGAGCAGGCCAAGCGTCACGCTCGTAAGCCGATTCCAACTTACGCACCTTCGGAATGAATGTTTGCCAAATGATAGGTACTTGGTCACGAGTAAACGTTTCCTTGTCTATCTTCTTGTCACGCATCCACACGAATCCAGTCACTACTGTATTTACTTGTGGGTATATCGCAAAGGTGTATCCCGCATACAGCATCAGTTGATGGGTCAGCTTTCGCTTTCCTGTCTTGTAATCAAGATTAACTGCCTTGTCACCATTGACAATCAGCAAGTCAGCAATACCCCGAGTCCAAGCTTTACCCCATGGAGCAGGTTGGAAGTTCTCATCCAGTGCCATCTCAACTTCGCAAAACTTTTCCCCTGCCATGTTTGCTATCTTGGTAGCCAAGCCTTCCCATTGGGACATGCCCTCTGGTAAAGCCGTGCCATCTTTGATACGATATTCCATAGCTTCATGCACACGACCACCCCATAGAGTCGCTTCAGTGGGAGGCTCTACTATGTCTCGTTTGACACGCACATGGTAAAACTGCCTAGGGCAGGTTTCGAACTTCTCAAGTTGACTGTATGTCCAAGCGGGTATTGTCATAGGGGTTGCGCCCGAGGGGTAAAAACCTCAGGTGATGGTGTGTATGTTAGGGCATCCATAGCGTATGTCAAGGGGTTTTATTTGGCATCTGCATAATTATTTCCAATGTCGCCTTCACACGACACTGGTAAGTTGGCGCACCACTTCGGAGGCACTGACATGGTCTCAGTCATGAACTCTAACGCCCAGCTGCTGGCGCTTTTAGGTACGACACAAACTACCTCGTCATGTACAGTTAAAGCAACTTTGTACCGACAGTCAGCCAGTGGGTTGTCGTTCTTGCGCATCTCCATGTCGATCTTTGCCATCTGATCGAACACAACTATACGGGCCAGTGCTTGAACTACGTTCTCAACTACCTTACCACCGTATATCTTGACAGGACCATAGCGTCCCCTGTACTCACATCCATCACCAGACTTACTCAGTTCAGGATAACGAATCATCGTGCCGTTGGGTAAGTGAATGCCCTCAGGTGAACAGCGTAGTTCAATGCCAACACCGAATGTTGTCTCATAGCCCTGCGCCATTTTGTCCAATGCTTTCTGTGCATCCTTCCACAGTTCGGCAATCATGGCGTACTTGGTTCGGTACGTGGTTACTGTCTGCTTGGATTCGCCTGCATCCATATCAACTGAGATACCGCCTTGACCAATCTTCAAAGTACCTTGGAACTTATCAGCACCCATGCCGTAGCCTAGGCCCAAGATACACGTCTTACCAACAAACCGTTCAACCTTGTCTGCTTTGGTAACAGGCTTGCCATACACGATTGATGCAAACTTAGAATAAATATCTACACTGTTGCGAAAGTCAACTAGCAAGTCTTCTTGACCAGCCAGCCACGCCACGACACGCGCTTCAATTTGTGCTGAGTCCACTGCAACAAGTACATGATTGTCGGGTACTTTAATTGATCGCCTGAGTGCACCGCCTCGTGGCAGGTTCTGTAGGTTCATCTTGTCACCACCACTAGCACGCCCAGTGTGAGCACCCCAGTAGTTCAAGAGAATTGGTAACGCACCACGCTCAGAGATTCCCAAGAACGATTCGGTTCTCGTTTCTTCCAGTGTGGATTTGATACCAAGCCTTGCCGCAACTACAGCTTGCACCGCAGTGTTGGGATGTTCAAGCAGTGCTTTGAACTCATAGTCTGTCTTGCTAAACGCATACGCTTCTTTGTTAGTGCGCAGGCTCGTCTTGAGTGGCGGCTCAACGCCTAGCTTCTTCAGCACCTCGGCAAACTGTGGGTTGGACATAAGTGCGTCTCTACCAATAGACAAGTCAATACGTTCCATCAACTTGGCCTTCTTGTCTTGAACGTTGTTCAGGTGAGCAATCAGTACATCTCTGTCCAACTCAAGCACTGGGTCAGTGAACATCCGAATCATCAGGTCCTGTATGTACAGTTCCTTCGGAGGGTTGTCTTTCTTCAGGATATGGAACAAGGTCCAAGTAAGTTCCACATCGTTGTTGCAGTAGTTACCGTAGTTGTCAAGGTCCCCAGGGGTAAAGTCACTGCGTCTTTTACCAAGCGCGTTTACCACCTCATTACCTTTGTGTCCATCTGTAAACTTCTCAGCCAATGCTTTGAGTGAACCACCGACAGTCAAGCCCGTGATAGGTCGTGACATTGACAGTGTATCTAGATAGTACTTGGGTATGATGCCAAACCGCCAAGCAAGTATGGCTCCATCAAATGCCATGTTATGACAGATCAAGTAGTGGTTAGGGATATCCAGTTCTTCCAGTGCCATTGCTATCTCACCATTGGAACCAGTTACCCATTGTGCAGGCGCATCGTCAACCTTGTATGAGAAGCCAATGACTTCAAATTGCGGGTCTCGGATGTACGCCTCGGTCGTCATCTTGGACAGACTAAACTCTTTTGAATAGTAAGTCTCAAAGTCCAGAGTGATGTAACTCATCTTAAGTTCCTGACTGTTGCACGCTTTGTCCAACAGGTTACGCAATGCCACTTTGATGGGCTCATCTGAATGCCACCTTCAGGCGGTTTAGTCTGCCCACATTTGTCGCAAGTCTTAAGTTGATGTATGGGTTGCTTAGCCCCTATATCTAATTGTTGTTTAGCGAATCCGTTCACGTGATCTCCTTCCAGTGTTGTTAGGCTTAGGGCAGTCTTCGGGTACGTCAACGACGACCCAAATTGCCGCTAGGTTGTTTCGGTATTCTGATTTCTCCCATCGATCAATGTACACCCCAAAAACATTCTCCAATGATTTGTTGACCGAGCGATTGTCTATACCAGTAAACTTAGATATATCGCTTGACTTCAAACCATCGGGGTGCTTTTTGAGTAACGCACGAATGATGTTGTGATTACTCTTCACAGTGGTGCGTCCTCTGCGTTCTCAGGATTGAAAGGTAGTTTATCAAGCGGGTCATGCTCGGGCGGTTTAGTTGGAAAAGGCCACGTCATGCTTCAAACACCTTCTTGAGTTCAAGGTATACAGCTTTCGCCATACCAACAGACATTGAGTTAACAAGCTGTTCAGCACTTGGAGAACTTGTCAGTGAAGTCGATGGCATTGGCAGCGCTGCAGTTGCTTGCGCTTTCTTCTCTGCTTGGGCTTTCTTCTTGGCTTGGTACTTAGCACTGTACTCGAGTTGCTTTGCTCGCTTGATTCTGTATTCAGCACGAGCAATATGTGCCTTGGCAAGTGCTTCCTGTCGATTGAACGCAGGGTATGACTCTCCAACTGCTTGATATACAAATTTTCCGTTTGCATTCTTGCTTCGGCTAAGTACACCACGGTCTAGCATCTGTTTGAGCCGAGTAGATATGCCAGTCATGTCGCCACTGTTTACCAGTGAAGCAAGTTCCACGCTAGTTTTGTTCGGGTACGATTTAATCGTGTCCCAAATTAATTTACTGACGTTGGTTTTGTCAGGCGTGATAGGTGATGCAGTTACATCATCATCAAATTGTAAGTTGTCTAGTTTCATAAGTTCGCTTTTTAAGTCAGGCATGTAAGTTCTCCTTAGTTGTTACGGTCAATGTGCTCTAATAAACGCTCAAGATAGTGTCGTGCTTTTAATACATCTTTGACACCATCCTTATCCTTGTATCTAGCAATGTACTTAATGACATTGCCTCGCAAGAATCCTTCAAATTCTTCAGCGGTCATCCATGATTGCATGGCTGTCCACGGTTGAACATCTTTGCTTTGGTAGTGATCACCACCGACTTGTGTTTCACTTGCTAGTGGTTTATTCATATGATTTCCTTTTGGGGTCAAGCGGTAGATGAATCATGAGTTGGACTAAACGAGATTCCATTCTCGCTA